AGAGCAAGAAGAAATAATGGGTTGCCCATCTTTGGAGAGGAATGGTTAGAGTTCACAGGTGCTTATAAGACACCTAGACAAGAATTAGTCAAAGAGGTTCTTGCAGAATATATTGTCGAAACCAGACCAGAATTTCCCTACCGTGATATATCAGAAGAAAAGGTGCAGAAATGCTTTTCTAATTTGCAAAAGAGTAAGGGAGATATGCGAATTGAGAAGGGGGAACGCAGAATAGAGGTTCGTGGAGAACATGCACTGAAGTATAATTTTGATGAGTATGGGTTGTATGCTATTCAGATGGGTAGTGGAAGTAATGCGATTTCTGATTATTTTCATAACAAAAGTAGGGTTGCATGTGTATCACATAATCAGAGAAATGCAGTCAAGATCTGGAATGAAGGTACAGTCAAAGAGGTCAAATCACTGATTGCAGGGATTTTTCGCATGACTTATGAAATGACTAGTGTCTCTGAAGAAACATATCGTAAAGTTTGCAGATTGGGGGGTTATGAGGCCTCTCAGTTCAGGCCACCTGTTGCTAAATTTTTGTATGAAGGGTACAGTGCCAAAAAGGTTTTGGATACGTCAATGGGTTGGGGTGATCGTCTTGCTGGTTTTTGGACAAGTGATGCTGAACTCTATGTTGGTTGTGATCCAAATCCAGAAACCTTTGATGCATATAAACAGCAGTGTCGTTATTATGCTGATTTGATGGGTATAGCAGAAAATATGCGGATAAGTGAATCTGGAAATGGATATTTCGAGATGGAAACATCCAAAAAGCATGTTATAATATATTGTCAACCATCTGAGGAATTTGATTGGGATAATTGGCAATGTCATTTTGATTATATGTTTACTTCACCACCCTACTTTTCAGTTGAAAGGTACGCAGAAGGATCATTAGATGCAACTGCACAGAGTTGGTACAGGTATCCGACTTTCGATTTGTGGAGAGATGATTTTTATTTTCCAACCTTACAGAAAACTTGGGAGTCGATTGCCGATGATGGATACATGTGTATAAACATCACTGAACCAAAAGTGCAGGGAACTACTTATCCTATTTGTGATGATATGGTCGATTTCATCAAACAAAATGATGATTGCAATTTTTTGGGCATGGTTGGTATGAGGATGATGCAAAGACCAATCGCATCCAGATATTGGTCAAAAAGTGAGGGTAGTAAAGTCAATGACATAGTGGATGAAGTCAAGAAACAGGAATTTTATGATACCGTTTTTGTTGAACCGATTTGGGTGTTCAGAAAAAACAATGATAAGCATGAGATGAGTTTTGATAGGAATTTGAGTATATGGATGAATTGACACCAGTAGAAAAGTATAAGGATAACAAGAATGATATCACTATTTGGGCTAAACGTGATGATTATTTTCAGCCCTTTGACGATTTCAAGGTATGTGGTGGAAAAGTGCGACAATGTATGTCGTTGATTTCAGAAAATCAGAAATATATTGAAACTGAATGTGATGGTACGGTTGCAACGGCATCATCGGTACATTCACCACAAGCAGTTATTGTAGCAAGGGTAGCAAAGGAATTTGGGTATAAGTCGATAATTGGTATTGGAAATACTACGGTAGAAAGGTCAATATCCAATCATCGTACAATTCAATTGGCACATTCAATGGGTGCAGAAATTATAGTCTTGTCTGAGACACAAGGGTTCAATAATGTTTTGTATTCTAATTTACAGAAACTGAAACAGGAAAGACCTTTTTTTGAAGTTCAGTTTGGGTTTCAAGCAAGAACGCATAAAGTATCTATTGTGGAGTCGATTGCCGAACAAGTCCAAAATATACCAGATGAGGTAACTACTTTGGTAGTACCAGTGGGTAGTGGAATAACTTTTTGTGGTATATTGAGTGGGGCAATTAAATATGGTCTATTTGATTGGAAAGATTTTAGGTTAGTTGGCATTCAACCGTTTGGGTACAATCGTAGGGTTGTGATTTCAGAGTCGGTTGATGAATATAGCCCATTGTATGGTTACAGGTATGATTTCTATATGGGTGATTATTCGTATCATGCGAAGTTTGAATATGATGTCAACGAAGATTTAGAGTTGGACAACATATACGAATCTAAAGCATACCACATGATGTTTCGTGATAATATAATTACCGAAAAGGAAAATGTGTGCTATTGGGTTATCGGTAATTCTAATTGGTTGAGGTGTTAGTATGAAACATGCTACATTGGAAGATTTTGGTACAATTAGGAAATTGTTTGATGCACATTTAGATATTTTTCCTTATCTTAGGAATGATACTTTACGAGAAAAAATTGAAGGGATTGGCGGATCGGTGGTTTTTGAGGATAATGTGGTGATTATTTACCTACGTTATGTGGTTAGGAAAACGATTGGAAATGCCAGAGCAAATGTAGGGGATGTAGTCATACATGAATTGGTCAAAGGTGATGGGGGAAATGCAAAAAATGTAATAGAAAATTTTTTTGAGTATGTGGGGAGTCCAGTATGGACAACGGTTCGCAGAGATAACATTAGAGCAAAACAATTTTACGAAAAAGTAGGAATGAAAAGGGTAGGTGCAATATTGTGGCAAAATGGTGAATTGGAAGGAGATGTCTACAGAACAGATTCTTTGGAGAAATTTTTGGCTTGACAAACACCAAAAAATATGGTATAATATGGGTTATTATAACAATTTGGAGATACTATGAAGATTACAAGAGCAACGTTTGATATATTGAAGAATTTTTCGACCATCAATGGTTCGATACTAGTGAAGGAAGGAAATAGTTTAGCAACTATATCAACATCTAAGAACATTTTGGCACAGGCAGAAGTTTCAGAAACTTTTGAGAATGAATTCGGAATCTATGATTTGGGTGAATTTCTGAGAGTTGTTGGTGATGAAAGTTTTGAAGGTGCTGAATATGAATTTGGTGAAAAGTCGATGGTTTTGACTAAAGATCGAGCAATGTGTCGGTATTATTATGCTGATACTACTACTATCGTTTCACCACCAGATAAAACAATGAATATGCCAGACGCAGACATATCTTTTGATCTTTCTTTGGAAGATTTTGGTGCAGTTACCAATATGGCAAATGTACTTGGCAAACCAGATCTGGCATTGGTAAGTAATGGTGATGGCAAGATAAAATTGAGTGTCTTGGACAAGAGAGAACCAACAACCAATACTTTTGATTTGGAAGTTGGTAATGGTACTAACAGTAAGTTTGAGATGTATTTCAGAACTGAAAATCTCAAAGTGTTGCGTGGAAACTATACAGTTATCATTTCAGCAGAAGGTATCAGTCACTTTACAAATAATGATATTCAGTTGGAATACTGGATTGCACTTGAACCTGATTCTAAATTTGGAGATGAGTAGTGAGAAAGGAATTTCTGTGGGTCGAGAAATATCGACCCCTAAATATAGATGATTGTGTGTTGCCGAAGGGTCTTATCAAGACCTTTCGGGAATTTGTGAATAATAACGAAATTCCAAACCTTTTATTATGTGGTTCGGCGGGGGTTGGAAAAACAACCATTGCCAGAGCATTATGTGAGCAGTTAGATGCTGATTACATATTAATTAATGGTTCTGAGGAATCTGGTATAGATGTACTCAGAAACAAAATCAAAGGTTTTGCCAGTACAGTTTCATTGTCTGGCGGTCGAAAGGTGGTTATATTAGATGAGGCAGACTATCTCAATCCCCAATCTACTCAACCAGCACTCAGAGGATTTATTGAAGAATTTAGCAAAAATTGTCGGTTTATCTTCACTTGTAATTTTGCCAATCGGATTATCAGCCCTTTACATTCAAGGTGTTCGGTCATCGAATTCAAAATTCCCAAGCAAGAAACTCCAGAAGTTGCTAGGAACTTCATGGATAGAGTGCAAAACATTCTTGAGCAAGAAGGGATCAAGTATGATAAGCAAGTTATCGTCGAACTGATAACTAAATATATACCAGATTGGAGAAGGGTATTGAACGAACTCCAACGGTATTCGGCTGGTGGTACGATAGATGTTGGTATTTTGAGCAATTCAACTGATATTCATATAGATGAGGTGATAGATTATATTAAAACTAAAAACTTCACTAAATTGCGGAAGTGGGTTGTCAACAATATGGATAACGATCCGCATGTTGTTTTTAGGAAAGTTTATGATAAGTTGAATGATGTGATGACACCAGCAGGGGTATCACAGGCAGTGGTGATTATTGCCGAATATGGGTACAAGTCAGCATTCGTTGTAGATCAGGAGATAAATACAGTTGCATGTTTGACTGAAATATTGCATCGGTGTGAGTTTGCCTAATGGAATTATTTGATTTTTTGAATGATATAAATTATCGAAAAACTAGTGCGATGAAAAATGATCCAGATTGTGAAAGGTTCTATGAACCTTACAAGGTCAACAAGTTTTTGTCGCAGAATTTCGATAGTGTGATGTATGTTAATGAGATGAATTTCAGACCACATTGTGATAAAAAGTTACAATATGAATATTTTATAAATAGTCTTAGGAAACGAAAACGGAGGGCTCACAAGTGGCTCGAACCTGATTCGTTTGATGTTATAGAATGCATCAAAGAGTATTTTAATTACAGTACTCGTAAGGCAAAGGATGCATTTAGAATCCTTAGTCATGATGATATGGAATACATCAAAGATAGACTATACAAAGGTGGGTTGAAAAAATGATAGAAAGCATGATAGAGATTACATTGGAGCAACCAGATGACTTTTTGAAAGTAAAAGAAACGTTGAGTCGAATTGGAGTCGCATCCAGAAATGACAATAAATTATACCAATCCTGTCACATATTGCATAAGCAGGGTAGGTATTACATAGTTCACTTCAAGGAACTATTCGCATTGGACGGGAAACCAACTAATTTTTCAGAGAATGATGAGGGCCGTAGAAATACGATCACAAACCTTTTGCAA